GATAAGAACTCTTCTTTTAAGCATACGGTCTCCCTCTCAATTTTACAGCATCTTCCAGGACTTGTCCTGGATGGTACACATGAGACTGAGGCAGAGCTTGAGATGGAACCTCTTCCTTTAGGGGTTTTAAGTTCTTTGACTGGCAAGAATCATTTTTTAGGTCAGCTTCTTGTAGGTAGTTTAATAAATATGAAAGCTGGTAGTGTTGGTGATGTTACTATCAAAGTTCGCTTCTACTTTAAGGAAGTTGAACAATGGTATAATAGTGCCACTGGCTCTGCTAGTTTTTCTAGCCTTGGTTTTGGGGCTTTCTTACCCCAGAACTGTTACATTGGTGACCCAATGCTCAATGTTGTCGTTAAAATCGATTCGAGTGTTGGGTCCCAGTGGAGAGTTCCTGTTCTACCCAATAGGGGTATAATAGGAGACAAGGTTTGGTATCCTAATTGTAGTTCCTCCCTTTTTGAGTCGCATAGGGCTTGGAAAGGGAAGTGTCTTTTTAGGTATTATTTTTCAGTACCGCCATTAGCTAGTGGTACTTTCCTTATCTTGGCTCTTCCTCCTGGTGAGCTAGAGAAAACTAAAGTCGATCTTGACTATGTTCTCTCTAGTGATTCGGGTGTAAAGCCTTTTTCCGTAGTTGAAGTAGATCTCTCTCTTGATCGGCATGGGTACATACTTGTTGATTTTGCCGATTGGAGGGGTTTCTTTACAGCTGGGGCTTCTTCCATTTCCTATACAGAAAATGAGGGATGCCCATGGCTTTGTGTTTTACAGACGAGTCATTTGACTTGTCTGAATAAAGAATTTTCTGATTTTAATATTTATTTAGAATTCGTTGAAATGGTGGACTGTAAATTTTTTGGCCCAACTTGGGTCCCACCAGTTAGGATGGCTCTCGAAGATTATTCCAGCAAAGCTTTTGGTAGCACTATTTCACCAAGTGCCAATTGGTTGTACTCCGGTTGGCTGACGAAGTGGACTGCTACCAAGTATAGCTGGATTTGTTTTCCTGTTTCACCATCGGTAGATTTGTTGCCCATTACCACTATTAAAGACCACACCTTTGGTAATGGCTCTAACAATCTGCTGAAGATGCGAGCAGGAGAGAGCTGTCTTTGGAGAGGAACTATTTCTTACCTTATTAGGAGTAATTCCTTTGTTTCACTCATGGGTGCTTATTCGGCTACTTGTCATAGTAGTTTTGTGAATGGTTTTCTTCCAGAAAGCAAAGTTGCTAACTTTGCTCAAGGTGGCTCTACCATATTTTTCAATGAGAAAAGCACCCAACTATCCCTTGAATTTACAATTCCAATGGCTGAGACTTACACTCATTTCAAAACTGGGTCGGCCACAGAAACTTGGGGTAGGGATTTGTGTTACAATGGATGGGTCTTTATCAAGTTGCCACCTTGGGTTGATGGTCAGACTCTTCAATTTTTTATCAAGCCTCATCTTGATTTTGAATTTATGGGTCAAAATCCTCCTCCCCTAGTTACAACTACATTAGATCCAACTCCTAGTATAGTGTATACCTAGTCTTCCTCTTCTCCTTTCGTCAGGTTATTGTAACTTGGCAAGGTTTTCCCCAGCCTTCCTGTTTGTTTGGGGTTAGGATTTCTTCTCTTGTTTAGAGTTCTTCTTCGTCACCTGAGTGGCTGGATAGCCTGTGGCAAGTTCCTCTTTCCTGAGATTTTATCTCTTTCTTTTATCGTATTAGAAGTGCAATATAGCACTGCGTCTCCGTTTCTGCAGTAGTGTTATAGTGTCTTTTCCTAGTCGGGAAAAAAAAAA